ACCAAGCAAGCCACATTATTGTCTCATGATGGTCTACAGGAACATAGTTTTCTAATGAATGATAGCCTTCTTGCAACAGATTAATTACACCTCGGCATCCCCTTAGAAATGGGCGAAAGTTATTATTAATAGCACCAGTGCCAAGCATCCATATACGACCACAGCCATCTTCAATCGGCACATTGCCTGTCATAGCGATAGGCTCATTGTCTAATTTTAGTGTAAATGTTTTTGCCCCACTAATAACTAAAGGCTCAGTAAGAGCCTCTAGTGGTGTTGCGCCATATATCATGCACTCTCTGCGGTCATTAAACCTTAGATAGTCACAGATTCTTTCAGCATGTTCTGGTACACTATTAACTAATGAAAGCCTACCAATACGCATAAGCTCCTTATCCATAAAGAGTCTTAAACCCATCTTCTACTTTTTTAACAAAAGCTGGGTCACGCTTAGATGGATCGTGCCATCTAGGATCAAGCATCATAGACTTTAATTCTGCTTCGTTTACTTGTGCAACAGGTTGAGATGTGCTTGCTGGCCCTGATTGTTTCATGCTTTCCATAATACGCTCAATAGCCATAACGCCATCTGCTGTTTCACACATTCGTTCTATAGCTGGCAATTCAGATGCAGAAAAGAAACGCTCTGCAAACAATCCTACAGCCTCTGTTCTTGCGGAAGAGTTATCTCCGAGTCTTGCCACTTCTGCATCATAGTCAGGCTCATCAGACCCTACAGCATCCGCATACATCTTAATGCCTTCGGCAAACTCGTCTTGGCTAAATCCATTTTCAAATGCGTGGTTAGCCCACCAATTAAGCAAAGGATTTTCTGCTGCTTGAGACTCGTCTATAACTTCTGGCAACACATAATCACCTACTTCATTAGGACGATTGGCATAAGCCTCTTTTTCAAGCTCTTCTATAAGGTTTGCTTTTACGCTTTCTTCATTGTTACCTAGCTTTGACTCAAGGTTTGAGTAGGATTCAACCATAGCTTCTGGCGTTGCAAACTTTTCTGGCAACCAATCAGGACGCTCACTAGGAGTAGCGTCTGCAAGTAAAGGATCGCCACCTTCGGTAACTACTTCGGATTCTGCTGGTGCTTCAGCTTGCTGTTCTTCACTCATTGTTTTTTACCTTATGTGCATGTTTAATACGAGTTTCTATTAAGCCAATTAAATATCTTTGGCCTTCTACATGTCTTAGCTCACTATCGCTTACTGCGGGGCCATTGACTAACTCTATTGTTATAGAACGCAAATATTTAAGAACCTCTTGACCAAGTTCAGTTCCAAATAATGCCGCTGTGTTTATGCTTATTTTTGCGTCTTCACTCTGATTGCGATGAAATCCGTCAACACCTATTGATAAAGGTATATGTTTTTTCGCCAATCATTACTCCTGTGGTGGGGCTTGTCCCATCATTTGCTGTTGTTGTTGCTGCTGTGCCATCTGCTGTGCCATAGCTACAAGCTGCTTTCTCTCTTCTAAATCTCGTATCAAGTTGTCAGGAACACCAAACTTGTTAGCAAGATATGCCGCAGTTTCTTCAGAGTTGATAAGTATGTTAGTTAACTCAGGCCCGAATCTTCCCTGCACAAGCTCTAGGAAACGTGCAACGGAGGAAATGTCTTGGTTTGCTTGAGCCTGTGCAAGTGGTGATACAGAACGAACTTTAACTTCCCTGCCGTTAATAGTAGGCAGTTCAATGCGTCCTTGTTTTTTAAGTATGTAAACTACACGCTGTAGTACAGGTTGTACCAACTCAGCCTGTAATCTTCCAAAAGCAGAACCAATACGGCGTGACAAATCTGCCATACGCTCTGTAACTTCTGTTGCACTAGCGGGGGTTCTGTCAGGATTACCAAGCATGTCATTGTACAAAGCTCGTTTAATGTTTAAACGCATATCAGATAAAACAAGATTAGCAACATCAAAAGAGCCAGCAGCTTTAATGGGCTGCAAACCCATAGAGTTCGGGGCTTTTGGTATGACCGTTCCGGGAACAAGATTAATAGTATCTGGGTTAATAACACCGTCATCATCCATTTGATAAATGCCTGAGATTGCCATTTGTGCATTCTCAAGGATTAACTCAATCGTCAGGTTGGTAGTTTTAATCGCACTAAGTGCGTTGATTAAAGGGCCACGCCCATAAACTTCTCCACTACATTTAGACCAACGAAAACATATAAATGGATTTGAACCTACGCCTCTGTAAGTATCTGATTTAATTACTTCTTTTGTAGACATCTCGATTGCGTGAAACAAATAAGCGTCTTCATTTTTTACAGTATAATCTTTGCATACTATTTCAAGTATTTTTGTTTTCTCATCAGGCGTGTTGTTAATTTTTTTAACAATCTTTTCTCCTAATGTAGCTTTAGGATACATGTTTGGTATGTCAGAAAACCTAGCTTGACGCTCACGATACACATGATCTATGGCATCATCTGGCCCTGTGTCGAGTACAACATGAGGTAGTGGTATTGCAGAAAACATTACAGGGTGTATAGAGTCGCCCTCAGATACAGCAAGAACGCCTGTGCCTACCGCCAAGTCCATAAACGATTCATGGACTTCCTGACCAAAGTTAGAGTTTTGGATAACTTCAAATACATACTCTGTGACTTCATCAAGCTCATTATTGATTTCATCTTTTTGTTCTTTCGGGACTTCAGAACCCGCAGTAAAATCTGCCCATCTAGCAAAATTAGGAACCAAGCCCTGCTGCAAGCGCGAGGCAAATTCTTGCACTCCCACCACAGCCGTTTCATCGAAGATTTTATCATCTCTACGTTGACCAACGCTTTCCGCATAGAAAGATTCCCTTTGTGGTAGTGAGTATTCGTAACACTCTTCAAACAAAGGTACAAAATTCTCACGCAGATTTTTTGCTGCCTCATACTTTTTTAAGTACAAGGTAGCAATTTTATCATCAGCATAAGGGCCAGATAGGTTTTCGCTAGGTAAGATCATGAAAGATACTTATTATAAAAACCCATTCCACCGCCAGAGCTTTTAATAAGGGAGCGTCTACCTGTGCCGCCCTTGCGTCTAGCTACTGTTTCCTCTAAAGCATCTTGCTTAATTTCTTTTTTCTCAGCAACAGCTTCTTCTCTTTTTTGTTCCTGTTCAGCTTCAGCAGCCTTATCAGGTGGTGGGGGTTTACCGCCGCCTCCTCCTAAACACATAGCAAGTCTCCTTATAATGATTTAATATAAATACTCACAAAACAAACAAGAACGCAACGCACAATTTACATCCTTGCCCACAAACCCTGTCGTTGTCTACCCTTTGGTTTCTTTCTAAAGACATCAAAATCAACTTTTGCATTAAAAGCAACCGCTGGTTTCTGCCCTGATATAAGCTGTCGACCCTCACCAGCCCCTAACATTAGGTACTGAAGAGCGTCATGTATATGCGAATACATGTTCTTATCTGGCTTGTCATCATATCTTTCGCCAGAAACCTGTATACGCTTGTAAGAATACCCACCCTCAAATCCTTTAATAAGTGTAGGGCAGCGTCTATCAATCATAAATGCTGGCTTTCCGTCTGCCATTTTATTTAAGTAAGACGATACAGCTTCTAATCTAAGATCAACAGAATTGCTTGGGGCAGGTGTTGCCCTCAAACCAGCACCTCTAAGTATGCGGAATGGTGTGTCCTCGTCAGTCTGTGCGCGAAAATCTCCAGCCGGATCGCCGTAAATGTGTACATCCAAGTGTGCAAATCGTGTGGCTATCTCTTGGCGCAGCAGTTCTGCAAACCTAACTATGCCCATGTCAATCGCTACAATCTCTGACTGTATAAGCCAGCGTCCACGCACCTTCTGACCAAACACAGCAGCGGGTGTAAGCCCAAAGTCAATACCAATGTACAAAGGCACACCATCTGCAATAGGTACAGGCTCTTTAGCTATGTGCATATCAGCAGCAAACATTCCGTATACAGGCTTTCCTTCTTGGATTGCACCCAATCTATTCATTACATAGACATCAATCCAGCTTTTTGTTTTACCTCTTACTAAGTTTGTATAGTAGGTCTTTAGCATGTTGCTGTGGTT